TTTTATAATGTTCTGTTAGTGAAATAAATGGCTCAAATTCCATCTTCTGTTTCTTAAATTCCAATGGGGGATGTTCTTTCTCAGACTTCAGATATAGAGTGCCACTAATAATAGAATTTGAATGATTGTGTATCTTCTGATATCCATCTTTACCACTTATGTTTAACCAACTCTCAGTGAAGAAGAATTCCTCATACTCTATCTGCAAAACATTATCAAGAAAATCCTCAGCACATTTCTGTATCCATTCCTTTACTTCTTTAAATTCTAGATGCAGAAGAAGATTATTGAATTTCTGTGTCCTGAGTTTAGTTTGTCCCTCAAATTTCTCAAATTCAATTGAAGACAAGTCTAAAGTATTCATAAAAGATTTAGGAGCATTATATAGTTGTACTACACCAGTTGGAAATAAAGAAATACCACTCATATTATTTGCAATCTCATACATAAATCATTTTTTGTTATATGGTTTACATTTTTTACATCAAATTTAAGAGTAGAATCTACTAGAAAAAAATCTATACCATACGAAGAAAACTCTTGAAATACTGCTTTCATTTGACCATACCAATTATCAGGACTAAAACCTTTAGTATCAGCTGGTAAATAATTGTCTGTACCTTTGTACATATTATTTAACGGTTTGTCGTATGAACTTAAATCATATCCCATAATATAAACCTCAGATGGTCGTGCTTTACATGCAAGATGTAAAGCGGTATTGCCTGTAGACCATCCTACAGGATAATCTATATTGACTACATCATCATTCTCTTCTACATAGGTAATCCAAACACCAACATCTTTTTCCATCTTTAGTTTCAGATCATCCATATCAAGGCTCGGATTCATCTGCATTGCAACTTCAATTTTCTCTTGCAATGTGTTGGGGTCTTTGCCTGATATAACACACTGGCCTGTTCTTTTTAAACTTCTGTGAATAAATGTCTCTGGTATATCAAACCCCATGAACATCATATCAGCAACTTCGGCTGGTACTAGACTCCAATTTGCAAAATGAATATTTTTTATATCACCGTATTCTGGATTGTCTAAACAGTAACCAGAATCATATATTTCCTGTTGCATACCATAGTCTACCGCAACAAGATTATGAACAAGACCATCACGATAGATTGCATTACATCCCCACGTTATAACAGTATTGTCTAATATATGTTGATGACATGGTTTAAACCATGACCGTGATTCACCATTACCTATAACAAAAGCTTTATGCATCCCGAAGGGCGTGCCATGAGGCGGGGAATAGCTCTGCTCCATACCCGTCAATACCCCATCCAACATTTTGTGTCTCCTTTTGTGCATCAGGTTTACATCGTAAATTACATACACGAGCAAACGCATATAATGTACCACTCCAATACCATTCTGTCATCATAGATTGCGGCAGAACTATTCTGGCTTGTTCTGGACATACTCCCTTCCTCAGAAGCTCCTCATATGTCCATTTTGCAGTACTTAACACTTTTTGATAATCATCTACCACGCCATGGCGTGGATTAATATCAATCACTTCATCAGAAGAACCCTGCTTTGAATTTTTGGGTCTGCCTCGCCAGTCCTCTGGTTTGTAAAACTCAACTTCATTATCAACGTATCTTCTCGATACTTCATTCCACACCAAACCTACTTGATGTTTCACTAACTGTCTTGCAACAAACACTGGAGCCTTAATATGAAATTGCATAGATGCATGTCCAAAGGGACTCCAGTGATTGTGTTTTGCAAGGTAGTTAATCAGTTTAGTATCATTCTTATCATCAAATTCCGTATGCTCCATTGCAAAGGATACACGGGCGGCATTAACTACAGACAAATCACTGCCCATATGATTAACTAGTGATACACTTATATCCAATTGTAAACTCCCCATAAACTAACCAGAACGTAAAATAACTCCATTAACATTCTTGGAGTATCTTTATCTAATTTCGCAAAGTATGCCCAGCCAACAGCTGAAACTGCTCCTAAAATCCAGCCTATCCATTGTAAATTAACATTACCAGAAGTAAGTAACAAAGTTCCAATTAAAACAAAAATTAATGCAACCCACCGTCCCCTTTCAAAAACAAGTTTACTAGTAGGTGCAATTAAAGTAAAGGTAAAAATTTTTGTCATAATATATTCCTAGAAAACGGTGGCGACGGTGGCTGTGTTGGCGACTGTATTAATGCTGATTTAGATGGTGTCGCTCCAATACTTAATGTAACCCTTGGTTCTAATGGAATAGATTTATGTGGAAGTAATCTAGGAAGTAATAATACATCACCTGTTTTGACATGAATTACTCTGTTTTCGTTTGCTTCTTCATTTGATAAAACATAAGCAATTTCTCCATATCCTTGTATTAATAAAACACTTTCGGCATCACGATGCATAAAGAGTGAATTATGCTTGTCTGATAAACTCCAAAATAAAGAACAATTATATACAGTTTCAGTCTGATAAGATTTGTAGTTTGTTATGAATTCTGTATAAAAAGGTTTTATTTGCTTATGAGTTTCAACCGAAGGTAAGTGACTACTATAACCATCCATAACCATATCATGATTAGTAACCCTAGAAATATATTGATTGATAGTTAATAATGTATCAAAGTTAATATTTTTTGCTTCAGGAAATATACCAGGCCAATGTTTGCCTTGGTTATTTGTACGAGCTTCGTTTAGTTCTTCCCAAAATTTTTCACGCATTATATATTCCTAGAAAACGGTGCCGGTGGAGTGACTCGAACACCCGACCTGAGATTTACAAAACCCCTGCTCTTCCAACTGAGCTTCACCGGCTATTCAACTATCTTTCCTTATTGTATTTCCGTGGTGGACGATATCCCTTCGGCCAAGAAGGTTGCCGATTAGCAAGCTTCTTAGTCCGTTCAGACAGTTCAGAGTTTGACCTTTGCAACTCTGCACAGTCAAACTCAAGTTCCTTCACTCGAGCGCCGAGTGTCGAAACTTCGTTTTCTAGAAATACTTCATTTCTAGTATTCATAACTTAGACTCCTCTATAAGTTTCAATAATAGTATTCTATACCTTTCAACATCAATTGTCAAGAACCCTTTGTAATTATTCATAAGTTTTTTTAAATCTCCCCATATAAAATCTTCAGCCAGTTCTTTATTCCAATTGTCAACGTAGGAAACCAATTCATTTAATATGATAAGAGTTTCCAATGATACTCTTTTACCAAGATATTCCTGTAATAATTTTGGATGGGTGTTAGATTTAACTTCAAATAAAGGTTGAAATTCGTTAACCAACGGGCGCATTTCATCTGTAAAGATTGTATAAAAATTCTGTCTCTTGTATAACCATTCTTCATATACCTTATTAGAAAATCGTGCAACATAACCAATTGATTCCCTGATAAAATTTGCTATCAGATAGTTTTGTATATCTTCATGTTCAGTGTATTTTTTGGATAGTCGGACAAAGAAAAATCTGTCCTTTCGTTTATAGAAAGAATCTCTTTTGATACGAGTCTTACCCTCATACTTAAAATAGTTATAATTGGATTTGCTGAAGTGTGCTTTCATAGCACAATACATCAAATAAACGTCAATTGGTTCCATCCATTAAACTGGTAATTGTGCTTGTTTTGGAAGAAAATTTAATTCTCTAGCATTAGCTTCGATTTTTTGTTTTAACCCTTTTGAAATAAGAGAACCAACGGCATCTGGTTCTATACCCTCTTGATCACAATACCACAAAACTGCTTCCATGTGGGTTATCTTTTTTTCTTTTGCTATATTTTCTATAACTACGGTAAAATTTTTGGGGGTGTTTAACATCATATATATCTCCTGCCATTATATAAGTTGTGGGGTTAACCATGACCCCACACGCACTTATTAGGAAGTGACCCCTGTGTGTTCTCTAGACCAAAGAGAATAAATGGTTTTAATTAGAGGGTCTCCAAATCCACACACTTTCTCCTTTATATTAACCCTTCCGATACGATATGTGTTACAATTCGTTCATGGGGATAAAATCAAACTCGCCTTAGTGCGTTAGTTTGAAGTGGGGTTATTCTGTTACTAGGAAACCCCAAAACCCTGTTCACTTCTTACGCGGAGCGTAGAGCTGCATAACCAGCAGCAACGACCGAGCGTGGAGCTGTACCCATACGATACTTCATATAAGTTTCACCATCATAAGTCGAGGTACGCTTATTCAAGAAGATAGAATAACCTTCTAAACGTAGCCTGCTGATGACCGCACGAACATTCTTAACACCATAACGTGATGTAATCTGCTTAGCGGTTAGTTCTGCACCATTCTCTAGTGCAGTTGCGACCTTAGCGGTCTGGGTAGTAGTAGTCATAAAAAATTCTCCTTATCATGACAAATTTGAATTACCCCATTGGTAATTCTTAAAGTGAGCCCGTTTGGTAACAAGGTGGAACTCATACCCCGTGAGAACCTATGCTGCTAGAGCATACTCCTCAAATGCAAAGTTATCATTCGCAGTTACTATAGTGACCATAAGGTGGTCAATCCACAATTCTCCACTTCTCTATTCACCGTCAGTCGATCCTATTTCGCCCCCAGCATAAACACACGAATTAATTAAAAATGTCATCGTGTTTAATCCAAGCATCACAAGTTGGGCAACCTTCTACTGTATCAGGACAACGTGTTCCAAACAGTTTGTGTATGTAAATCCAACTAATCAACCTATCTAGCATATGCCTTCCGTATGTTTATGGTGGAGGCGGGGGGTATCGCACCCCCGTCCTGCCCGACTTTCAATCCGCATCAACGAACTGTAAGTATATTTATACCACACTGAACACCTTTTGTCAAGGCCTTTTTCATCATTTTAGAATTTTTCTTTACCCGAACAGTAATCACACATTCCTTCATTTTCGTCATGTTCTTTTGAAGTAATAGGACAATCACATACCGGGCAATCTAACATATATGCTCGAATTGCTTGTATCCGTTTATAACTTTCTTCTAAATCTTTAGACCAAACCATCTAATCAGAATCTTTCTTTAAATATTCTTGTTGTGCAAAATAATAAAGTCGAAATTCAGCATTAGCATTATCTTCTTGTTTGATGCCGCGTATAATAGCCCTGCCGCCAGTGCCTAATATTTGTTTTTTATAATCATCAAGTTTTTCTTGCATTTCTTGACTGTAAGAAATTTCATAGGATATGGGAACATTTTTTCCTTTTACTACAACCCAAAGATAAATAACCTCTGACTCTTCTGCGACATGGTGATGAACTACAAAAAACTCTTCAGGCAACTCTTTTTTAGTAGGAGTTCCTAGAAGATCGGTATATGTATAAATTACACTCGTTGCAATAAAAAGTGATAAAGGAATAAACACAATTAACCATGCTTTTCTTTTTAACAATGTTATCATTGTTCCTAAACATAACACTACAAAAAACACCATTGTAAGAAGTATTATGTTGAGTTCCATTATTAACATTATCGTTTTCCCTGAGGCTCAAGCATTGGCTGATCACTAGGCTCGCGAGATTCAAACTCACCCCGAAGTCTGGTCGTGTTTATAAAAAATTTCTCAATCGTATTTGTTTTAATCATATCTCCCTTTAGATTGAGTGTAAAACGCCGCACAGTAAGTTCTTGACCATGATGGGTCAATAATATATTTTCTTCCCATAACAATTTATAAGGATTTATTCTTAACAATGTAATTTTAATTGGAATATCATCACCACTACGTTTTTTATACGCATGTACATTAACAATATATTCGCCCTTTATCCATCCACGAAATGTAACTACTTCTCTATTTAATTCTATAATTTGTCGTGTTCCATCTGGTAAGAAAATAATATCATTGACTTGACCAAGATCATCTTTATCTAGATGCATCAACCCTGCAACTTTATTTTTAAATGATAAAAGATTTTTTACAGGGTCTTCTATCCATATGTCAATATCGTCCTTGGATTTATCACCCCATTCAAGTGTTACGATATACTCTGCTTTTCTTTCAATCTCTGATTTCTTTGGAATTGGATTAATCAACATCAATGCAAGAATAAACATACTGATAAAAGCTAATAGTAGAATGAACAAAAAATCTACAAATGCTAAATGACCACTCCTAGAATACATTATATTTTATATTCCTTTTACCTTCCCATACACTGTCAATTGAACTTTAAGAATGATTGTTGAAACTAATCCTATTAGAGTAGTATTTAATGCGGTAAATAATCCCTGACTCATTGAAGATAACGCTAGACGAATACTGTGAGCATCGTTAAATTCAATTGAAGAAAATGTACCTTGCAACATTATCATAAATCCAATAACAGTTCCTAACATACCTAATGTTAATACAACATCAGATACAAACCATTCAACATTAACACTAACAGCGTCTAACACCTTAAATTTATAACCAAGACTAAGCGTTGTTAATACAGTAATCACTGTGATTACAAATGTTATATAGGTAAGGTCATTAGTATATAATGGCACTAACCATCCCATACTATGCGTGATATGTAAACCTGCAACCATCGCACAAACAATCAGCCACCAACAGAGAAAATCTTTCATTATTGAGCCACTTCCTGTTTTGCTGGTATAATCATTTCAAAATTTTGTCCTTGAGTAAGTATACAACTCCTTTGTGTAGAAAAATGTTCAACTACAGCAAACAAGTTATTAAGAGGATTTGCATACAGTTGTATCAAAGATGTTATTGCGCCCATTTGATTTTGATTTGTGCCAAACATAACTGGTTCCATTCCATTCATATCTTGTATATAATTTTGTATTACAAGAGTATTATTACAAGGAACTGTTTTTTGTACCATAACTATTGTGCCGTATGGTGGCTCTTGGTTTTCGTTTATTGGTGGTGTAACTTCTATTATTGGTGTAACTTGTGTAACTTCATTTTTTTCGGGCCACAGCGGAACTGTTTCCACTTGTTCACCAGGCGATTCTATTACTTGAGCATAAACAACTGTTGGAATAAGTAAACAAACAGTTGTCAAAAAAAGTATAAAATTTCCTTTAATTATGGATTGGGCGGCCTGTATTATCTGTCTCATTTTGTTTTTTCCATTCATCAACGGAGTCTGTCAGTGCATCTAAAAAATCACACTTTTGTCTGATAAATTCTTGAACAGTTCCATCTTCTGTTACAACTAAAATTACTACTTGACTTATATCAATTCCTGTTAACTCACTAAACATCTCTGCATATGCAGAACCTTGAATATAGTAATTTTCATTCCATGCATCTGACCGTTCTTTGGTAGAAGTCTTAAAATCTATAATTGAAAGTCTGCCCTTATACTTTGCAATGCAATCAACTCTACCTGCTACCCCATATTTATCACTATATAAACCACACTCTTGGGCATATATGTCACTTATATTCCCTAGGGCATTATTCTTTAATTGGTTAAATAAACACAAAGGAAGGAAATCCTTTTCATGTTTTTTCCATTTCTCAGGATAATCTATAGATACATTATTTAAATAATCTTCACACATATGATGAACTTTAGTGCCTCTTGCAGCTGCCTTTCCCGCTACATAATTTGCAACCTCATCACCCACACGTTTACGCCATTCTACCAATCCTTTTTTATTTCGGATTGATAAAACAGTGGTGATTGAAGGATAATAATTTTCTTGTGGTGTTACATAGAATCTTTTTCGATCTATTGTTATTGTTTCTAGTTTTGGTAACTTCACATATACATGATTAAATATTGACATTACTCTGAACTTCTCATCCTCACTACAAGTCTATCTGCTCGATTTGTTACTTGACGATACCATTTGCTGTCTACCATTTCATCAGCGGCCGCTTCCCAATTACGAGAATCGACACCACGTTTCATGCCTTTAAATTTAGACAATCTAGTATAGCCCATATTGAACATCATATTTGCTATAATTAGCTGTACTTCCAGCGGAAGATCATAAAAGTCATCATACAGTTTTTCACAATCTGAAAGTACCGTTTGTACATCTTCTTCAAATACCTCTTGTACTCTACTGTCATCAACTTCTGCTCCCACAGGCCAACCATATTCAAAATCTTGACTAGTAATTAAGTGGCCGATGCCAAATGTCTCATATCCTAAATGATCAAGATAAATTTTATTTACACAACCTTCATCTCGTTCTAAATCTTCTCTCAATTGATCTACCAATTCATCTGTTTTCATCATTCTATACCTATACCTAATTTAATCTTATTAATAAGATAACTGCGAACAAAGCCACTACGAACAATATCCCCGATAGTAAATTCAGTGCAATTAAATTCATCCATTTCTTCAAGGATTCGTAAGAAGTCATGCAGTCCATTTCTCTCATTTTGCTTTACCAAATCTGTTTGGTCAAAATCTCCACAAAATATAATCTTCGAATCCTGCCCTACTCTGGTAATGATTGTATCAAGCTCATGAAAGTTCATATTCTGACATTCATCTACTATAATGACTGTATTATCAAATGTCAACCCCCTTAGAAAAGAAGTTGATAAAAAATACAGAGTACCTTGACCTTTGAGCCTATCATATAGATTATTAAATTGTTGCTCATTTTGCATTTCAAACATGAATTGAACCATGTTCTGATATGGCACTTGATACAATGAACCCTTATCTTCCTCATCGCCAGGCAGAAACCCAATCTCTCTGGTAGGAATAAGTGATCGAACTAAAACAACTTTGTCATAAGAACTCTTTAAATCCATTACATCTTTTAATGCAAGATATAATGATATAAAAGTTTTTCCTGTACCAGCAGCTCCAAACAAAAATTGGTTCTTACCCTTTTTCCAAGAATCAAAAACTAGTTTTTGATTATCAGTAATTGATTTAATAGTTACTAAATTACTATGATTTATTTCTTTATTTTTTTTATTGCTTGTCATGTTTAATTAATCTTCTACAGGGGCCGGGGGTGCATTTACAGTTGGACCATAATAGCCAGGAGCAGTACAATATTGGCTCGTTGTACGATCTTTGAAGAATACTGACCAATCTGTATCGTTTACAAAAAACCAGAGTGCCAGCCCAAGGCGGTTCACACCGGCCCATGCTAATACCATTTCTTTTTCCTCAGTTTGTTTAATCAGCTCCTCGTAAGTATGTATGCAAAAGAAATTTGGTTGTTGTGTAGTATGCTCTGCAGCTACAACTGAAATGTTTAAAATTATTCCAACAACTACAAGAGAAGCTAAAAATGTGGTAATTTTTTTAGTTGGTATCATGGTATATATTTATATCACTCTATGTTTTTTCAAAACATTCCTTGTTTTAATTTCTTTATGAGATTTGTTCTGACCACCATATCTATTAGCTAAAGGACTGCCTGGGTGTGAATTCGCTATCTGTTCCATACGCTCAGTAAACCCACCATCTACTTTAGGTCCAACGCCCATAAGATGATCCCCTGCAATCATAGGTGCAGTTTTCCATGCCTGTCTGATATGTGGACTATTTTCCTTTAGGGCTTCCATATCAGCAATAGACATGAACTCTTCCCATTCCTCACCTGTATTCGTGTTTATAAAATCATAATTTGGCATTAAATTTTATCTCCAATTGATTCGGATCACCGCCAAGTAATGTAACTTTGTAATTAAGATCATAAATTTGTTGACCAAGTTCTACAATTCTAATTTGCAAAAGATGAACCTGTGTTTGCATTTGTGATATTTCTTTCATCCACCTATCTTCAGGCAGCATAGTTGGATTTTCTTCTCTCATTTCACGCAATCTACGCAACATGTAATCATAATAACCTTCCCTAAGCATTTACCCACTCCGGCTTAGTTTTTCGTTTCTAAATTGTGAAACCTAACTTCTCTAATATATAGTAAGTTCGATAGGGCGTGATGGCGTGATAGTAGCTACGACATCTTTCATAACTCTTGACCTACAACTTTTGCAAAATCACCTTTGACATCAATATAATATACATTACGAATACCGACTTCTTTAATCAGTACCTTACATACTTTACAAGGATAACTAATAGCATAACTAAGATTTTTCAAAATACGAACAACGTACAAATCTAAACCTTCACAGTTATCTAATCCTCTTTTAATAATAGCATGTTGTTCTGCATGAAGGAATGGCCACTCTGTCCTGTATCTTAATAATGGATGAGTCTTGTAACTATTATTACCTACACTTATGATACAGTTCTTCTTATTAACCAATACAGCGCCAAGACGATATGAACCTCGCCCTCCACCAACACCTGTTCCATTCATAGATACTGCTTTTGCAGCGACAAAAAATTTATCTTTCATTGTGGTCTAACAGACGAGTAGAAATTGCTTCTTTAAGTTGGCCAACAAGTTCATCTGCTGGAGTCACAATATTAATATTAAAACTAATACTTATTCTGTTATAATCTGATCTATTGGGATCAACTGAATGAAAAAGCCAAGAAGGAAATATTAAAATTGATCCTTCATAGAGGTCTAATGAAGTGGAATTAAAATAAAAACTATTCACTTTGCTGGATGACAGATTTAAAAGATGACCACATGATACCATTGAACTAGCAGCTATAGGATTATGAAACCTAAGTTCACCACAATTAGCAGGAGTCTTTACATAGTACACACCTGACCAATGACAATCAGGGTGAACATGTTCCCTATTAAAATCTCCTTTTCGATTTATATTTACCCATCCATGACTAAACAAAGCTCCCAAGTTTTGTTTATAATTATTCTCAAATAAGATAATTTCCATGCACTCATTTATATAATCATAAATACATTCAAATCCTTTTTCTTCTTTTAAATTTATAGCAGAACTTTGCCATCCTCCGACATTAGTAAATGTAACACCTTTATCTCTTTGTTCTTTTTCTAATATAATATTTTCAAGTTTTCTGTTATCTATTTTATCTGTCTGATGTTTCCATACTTGACTTGGAAATAAATTATTAACACGAAGTGGCTCACTAGAAATATAATACATTTAATGTCCCATTAAAGATTGCTGTTTCGTACACCTGTCCGTTTTCGTAGCGGCGGACGGCGCGGCGGTGCAGTAATAGACAAAAACTCTTCACTATTTAAATACTTGTCCCAAAACTCATCCCAAATTTCTGTCCTGTATATATCACTCTTGTAGTAAAAATTCATTCCAGTTGGGTGGTCGCCGTGTTTATTTTTATAGTTCTTCAATGCTCTATCAAAGATTGTTTGTTCAAATTCAGTGTACACATGCTTCATTCTTTTAATGCCCCTTTCACTTTCTCTACAAGATTCTCGTAGGTTGCATAAGAACCACCTGTCCATTCACCATCTTCAAACTCACGAATTTCTATATTTCCTGCCGGTTTGCTTTGACCGTCAATAGCTAATTCGTTTTCTTCCATTAACGATATTTCAACATGTTTCATCTTTCATCTCCACTGCCACCAAGCTTTCCACGTTCCATCCTAGACCGCAACTTGTCAACATTTGCCTGTGCAACTTCTTCTAGAGTTACCCCCAGATCATCTGCAAGTGCAGAGATATACCACAACACATCACCTAGTTCAAGGCCCACGCCGACCATTGATCTACCGTCTCGCATATGTTTCTTAATTTTCTCTGCAACTTCACCAGCTTCACCACACAATCCAAGTGTAGGATACACCACTTTACAATCTTCTGGATAGATTGCTGTTGAACGTGCAAATTCTTGATACTCATCAAATGTCATTTTGTATCCCATCTATAAAAAATGTGATCCTCTATTTCAATCGTTCTTTGTTTAGTCTTTGCCCAACCCGGCGTTACATAATCTGCATGATAAAATAATGCACCATCTGTGATATCTACAAATGGAAGTTCATTATACAATATTACTTTAACTAAGTCAAGGACTTCTTGATACTTTTCTTTGTTATGAGGAGTATCATTTTTCCCATCACAATACCAAGAAAATTGACATTTGTTTTTGATAGGATAATAAATTCTTTCTTCTGGGTCTAAATCCTTATATTTTTTTGTTTTCCAACTTTCTCTTGTTGGGCCTTGATAAACAACTTCACAAATTGTATTGGGGAAACGCTTATCATTAACACGATTTAATACAACAGCGGTTACACCAAAAAGACCAGCAGTCCCTTGATCTCTGGCCTCATGATACACATTAAGTGCAAGACAATGTGCTGATACGCCAAGACCATCAACAGACATAGCTGTTGTGTCATCAACAGATACATATGTTGTGGTTTTTGCCGTACCAGATAACAGAGTTGCAGAAATAACTACTGCTGATAAAGCAGCTATGATAAACGTAGTTTTAAATCTCATATTTCATCCAATGTTTTTTCAATATACTCTTTAGCATAGACTCTTCCCCCAAAACCAAATTTTGATTCTGCAAGATCAACAATTTCCTTAACAGTGTACTCAGATTCACCGTCACAAAAGAAGTTATCACAAAACTCTTCAACGTCCATTATCCAGTTTTTCACTTTACCCATTATATAACTCTTCAATAGAAGTATGGAAACCTTCAATTTTCCATACTTCTTTTTCAGCTATTTTTGCATCTTCCAGATTTTCCCAAACCTTGGCATCAGGATTATCCCAACCCTTTACAAAATAAACTATTCCAGGCGGCGATGCTCGGGCCCAGTCAGGGACAATCCCCGACACGAATTCATTTGTGCCACCTAATCGAATCTTATATGTCATTATGCAGTATCCTTGTAGTGTTGTTTTAGAACTTCTTCATAAGTATTAAACGCTCGTTCAAACTTCATTCCGTATATTGTGTGTAATCCAATCAAAGCATTTGCTAATTTATCTTGATCTTTATGCAAATCCTTATCGATAACTTGGTCATACAACAATTTAACATCATCTACCAACTGCCAACATTCCATAATATGTTGTTCTAAATTTTGCATTTTACTTATTACGCAGACTCTTGCATATCTTTACGATTTGCTATGCCCTGATATTCACAGAATCGAACAAACAAACCTAATTGACGACCAAAAGCTTCAATTTCCCAAGGATAATCCCAATAGTTGATATCAGCCATATCGAACTTGGTCTTGTTAAAGCGAACCATATCCCGCTCTACATACTCGTACATTTCACCCCTCGCCCATTGCTTGACATGAACCATCTCATGCGCGAGAGTGATAAGAATATTACGAATAGTACAGCTCGTATCCAGAGTGATAGTAAATTCTTTGGGTCGAACGCTGTCGTCTTCCCAAATCGCAGTTCCTTCGTTACCATCCTCACTAAGCAGATTTTTATTGAGATTAATATTAATCTCCAAACCAGCGATGAGTCTCTTACCCATCAACTTCTCAGCATACCACCACGCCGCAGTTTTTACTATCTTACGAGTTAGTTTGTTGGAACCTGTAACCTTAACTAACATGATCAATCTCTCTCATTTCTCATCATACCCTATAGTACCACACTCAACAAGGTTTGTCAACAGCTAATTTAGGCTGCTTCCTTCATAATTTCTTCACACAATTCCAGAACTTCTTCCTCGGTAAACCTTGCAAAAGCACGCCGATAGTCCGCCACCCGCTCCCTAGTGACACTCATCTTGATACCAATGGTATTATCTGGTGCTTTACCATTGTCTTTACCCAAAGCACCAACAGTAGGCGTGTCAATAACACAACGGAGATATTCCATCATGCGTGGGGTAACCCGACGACTCCGTTCCGTGCTTTCCATATATCGTTTCTTCATAACAACCTCTTCATTTCTCACTATACCTTATTCTACCATATGAAACAGGGTTTGTCAAGGGCAAGGCACCAAAAATCGTAGCATCTAAGTGCTTGATTCTAAACAGTAAATGAAAAAAATTCTAAGGCCCTGATTCTAAACGATTTTCAAAAAAAGTTCGATAATCCATCCATCCATCATCGGTCTGAAACCCCCAAATCCTCGTTCTGCGGCCATGCCAAAAGAGGGTCCAACAGGGGCTGTTCTCCTTTAGTTCCAACCAGTGCATATCGGTAGATTTCTGGGTTCTCCACGATCCAGGCCCTCTCCAGAACGTCCCAGCAGGTGTATGTTCGTAATACCCCCCACTGATGATAAATGTTCCCCAATTCCACGGGTGGTCGTGTAGGATGGGCTCATCTGACAGGAGGATTTTATGCAGATAGGCATTAAACGGTACGTTCACGTTCCGTTCTAGGTGATCTGATTTCTCTCGAAATATCAAATGATGTCGGATCATATATGGTTTATTATGAGAACGATCATGAATGATCCGTTTTCTTGTGAGAGGCATTATTCAAATATCCTGTTATGAGTATTATTAACTCTAACAAATGTGGTACACTTTGATAAATCCTTTAACCTTCGCGCACCAACATAAGTACAAGCAGATCGAATACCACCAAGAATATCTGTAACAGTATTTTCAACTGGACCGCGATATGGTATGGTCACTGTCTTACCTTCTTCTCCACGATATTCTCTATTGGAATGTCCATGTCTATCCATTGCAGTCTTGGAAGCCATTCCATAAAATTCCATACCAATTGGTTCTGGGTTATCATCTTCAAAAACCAATTTGCCATCACATTCTTCATGTCCAGCAAGCATACCAGCGGTCATAACAAAATCTGCACCAGCAGCAAAGGCTTTAACAATATCTCCACTAGAATTACATCCACCATCTGCTATTATGTGACCCCCCAAACCATGTGCAGCATCAGCACATTCAATCACAGAACTTAACTGTGGATATCCTATTCCTGTTTTAATACGAGTAGTACATACACTACCGCCGCCGATACCCACTTTAACAATATCAACCCCTGCAACTATTAATTCAGCTACCATATCAGCAGTTACAACATTTCCAGCAATAATGGTTGCAGCAGGTAGGAGATTTTCTCTTAAATGTTTAATTGCATCTATGAAATTAATCGTATATCCATTTGCAACATCTAATCCCACAAATGCTATATCAGGAAAGGTGGTTATAACTCCCGATAATTCCAATAACTCATTATTCGATATACCAGACATTACACAGAGTTTATCTTTACGCTCTGCTTGTCTCCATTTTTTACCATCTTTATTATAATGTCTAGCAATACATGTTGTCATTCCATGTTTACTTAATTCATTATGCATTTCAAATGTACCAGTAGTGTCCATGTTACTTGCCATAACAGGAATACCTGTCCATTCTTTACGACTATGATAAAACGTATAGGTTCGTTCCATCTCAACATCAAACCGTGAAGTAAGTGCTGATCTTTTAGGACGAATTAATACATCTGAATAATCTAACTTGATATCGTCTTCAATTATCATCCGTTAGCTGGACCT